CTATTGACGACGAACAACCAAAAGAAAACGACGACGACAAAGACGTTTGCGAGTTGTGCGGAAAATAATTTTCGTAAAATTTTCGTAATTTTTTAAAAAAAATTTTCATTTTTGTATTGTAATTGAAAAAAAACTTTTATATTTGTAGAGTAAACAAACAATAACAATAAAAAAAACAATTATGAAAACTACAAAAACAAGAACGGAAAGAGTAAAAGAACAAGCAATTTCAAACATTGAATTTTTACAAACTGAAAAGGGTTGGAATGAATTTAAAAAAATTATGTCAATGGCAGCGTTTGAAATGAATAAAAAAGAAAGAAAACAATTTTTTGAATTAATGAAAGACGAAAAAGAAAAAACTAATTTTTTAACTTATTTGTTTGCAACAACGTCAATTGAAGCGGCTTTAATTCAACAACAATAAAAACATTAAAACAAAATTTAAAACCTTTCAGAAATGAAGGGTTTTTTTTATGTCTTTTAATTTATTTAACTTTGCGTTATGTCAACAAAAACCAACATATTAAAAAACAATTTATTAGAAGCGTTGGAGCAATCATTGGGAATTGTCACAACGGCGTGTAAAATTGTGGGTTGCAATCGTTCAACGTTTTATAAATATTACAACAACGACAAAGAGTTTCGCGCGTCGGTTGATGAGTTACAAAATATGACTTTGGATTTCGTGGAATCACAATTGCACAAACAAATCAAAGACGGCAACACAACCGCAACAATATTTTATTTGAAAACAAAAGGAAAAAAACGTGGATTCGTTGAGCGCCAGGAAATACAAATGGACGGCGGCATCGAATCAAAAATCATTGAATGGACACCGGCAAAGGACAAATAAAAGAATTTTGTAACGTTCAATTTTACCAAACATTAAATTCAACGGCGCGAATTAAAGTACATCAAGGCGGTACACGTTCCGGCAAAACGTATGCGATTTGCCAATACTTAATATATAAGCTAACAACCACAAAAAAACCGTTGACAATCTCAATTGTCCGGAAAACGTTACCGGCGTTAAAACGTTCGGTATTGCGTGATTTTGTTTCTATTGCCACAAAGTTAGGCGTGTATTATAAAGGCGAACACAACAAAGCGGAAAACGTATTTAGATACAATGGTTCAATGGTTCAATTCATTTCAACAGACGATCCACAAAAAATTCGTGGCGCCAAACACGATATTTGTTTTTTGAATGAATCCAACGAATTAAACTTTGAAGATTTCCGCCAATTAAATATGCGGACCATTAGCGAATTGATTATTGATTTTAATCCGTCGGACCCAATTCATTGGCTTTACAATGAAGTTATCGAACGCGACGATTGCGACTTATTTATCACAACGTACAAAGACAATAAGTTTTTGCCGTCTGAATTAGTCCAGGAAATCGAACGCATTAAAGAACGTGACCCCGACTATTGGCGCGTATATGGCGAGGGCCAACGTGCGCAATTTTCACAACGTCAAATATTTACGAATTGGAAATATATTCCATTGGCAGAATTTCCGGAGTTCGACGAAACAATTTTAGGCATTGACTTTGGATTTACTAATGACGAATTAGCGATTATTGAGGTTGGAAAAATTAAAGATAAATTGTACATCAACGAATTAATGTATAAAAAAGGAATGACAAATCGCGACATTGCAAACTTTTTAAAATCCATAAATAAAAACGATGTTTTAGCCTATTGTGATAGCGCCGAACCAAAATCAATTGTTGAGCTGCGACAAATGGGCGTATTGGCAAAAGGTGCGGTCAAAGGCGCCGGCTCAATTAACGCCGGAATTAGTTTAATAAAAGAACATGAAGTTTTTGTCAGTAACGAATCAACCAATTTAAAACGCGAACAACATTCGTATTATTGGCAGCAATTAAAAGACGAAACAATCATCAACAAACCAATTGACGCAAACAATCATTTAATGGACGCGTTGCGCTATGCCGTTTATTCTAAATACAAAAACCGGACGGAATTTTTTGTGATATAAAAACAATTTTAAATTTTGTATTTTTACGAAAATTTTATACATCAATAAAATATGGCATCATTACTCGACCGCTTTAAAAATCTAATTTCAAAAAACGCACAACAAACCGCAACCGAATACAACCGCGCAATTTACAATTGGTTGGGCGAATCAATCGTTTGGAATCCGGAAAATGACGATTCCTATATAACAGAGGGTTACAGAAAAAATTCAACCATTTATTCATTGGTTAATTTAATAACAAAAGCCGCGACAACAATTCCGTTTCAAGTTTACGAAAAGACAAACGAAAACGATTATAAAAGATACAAGGCGATGACGTCCGGAACGTTCGACGCGTCAACAATTCATAAGGCGGCAATGTTGCAAAAACGTTCTTTGGTTGAGTTACAAGACACCGAATTGCATAAATTATTAGAACGTCCAAATCCGGCGCAATCTTATAATAGTTGGATCACTGAATTGATAGCGTTCGGAAAATTAACCGGAAATCGTTACATCTATGGAATTGGACCGGACACCGGCGCCAATATTGGAAAATATACCGAACTATATGTTATGCCGTCGCAAATTATGGAAATTGTTTCCGGTGGAATTATGAAGCCGGTTTCAAAATACAAAATAGAATATAACGGAACATATGAAATTGACGCCAACGAAATATGCCATATAAAAGATTTTAACCCTTATTATGACGGCACCGGTTCACATTTATACGGACAATCGCCATTGCGTGCCGGTTTACGTTCATTAACAACAAACAATGAAGCGGTACAAACCGGAGTTAAATATTTACAGAACCAAACGGCGCGCGGTTTATTAATGTCAGACGAGGGCGATATTAACGAGGTCCAGGCGCAACAATTAAAAGACAAATTCCGAAAACAATTTCAAGGTTCGGACAATGCCGGCGATGTTATTATAACACCGAAAAAATTGTCGTGGGTTAACTTTGGTTTAAATGCTGCGGACGTTTCATTGATTGAACAATATAACGCGTCAATAAAAGATTTATGTAATATTTACAACGTGCCGGTTCAACTACTAAACAATACCGATTCCGCGTCATATAACAATATGAAAGAAGCGAAAAAAGCGTTATATCAAAACGCGGTCATTCCGGAATTGTTAAAGATTAAAGACGAATTAAATCGTTGGTTGGCGCCTAAATTTGGCGAAAAACTTTGCATTGAATTTGATTTTTCAGTAATACCGGAATTACAAGAAGAAACGGACAAAGTCGTGGACCAATTATCGAAAGCGTGGTGGATCACACCAAACGAAAAGCGCGCCGCAATGAATTACGGAAAAGACGAACAAACAACACAATTGGACGATTACTATATTCCGGCGAATCTTATTCCGGTGCAATCAAATGAAATTGAAATTCCGGTTGAAAATATTGACGTTGACGTAAACAAGTTTTTGAATACGGACAACGTAAAAAAAAAAGAAATTTCGGAACGTCTTAAATTAGCGTTGCAAAATAAAATCGACGAACACAACGACAAAGTTGGGGACGACAAAGACAAACGAACAACGGTTTCAATATTATTTCAAGTTTATGAACGTGGCATTGGCGCATATCGAACAAATCCGTCAAGTGTACGGCCGTCGGTATCGTCGCCGGAACAATGGGCAATGGCTCGCGTTAATTCATTTTTATACGCATTAAGAAACGGCAAATTTAGAAGTGGAAAACACGACACCGATTTATTACCGGACGGACACCCAATGAGCAGCAAAGACAAACCAACAGAAAAAAACGAAACGTTTTCAGATTACCCACAAACCGCAACGAATAACGCCAAACGAATGATTGAATGGCGCGAAAAATACGGCGACGAAGTACAAGCGGGAACGCCAACGGGTTGGCGTCGTGCGTCAATGTTAGCAAACCGCGAACCATTGACAATTGAAATGTTAAACCGCATTAAATCATTTTTTGCACGTCATGAGGGCAACCAAACAATTGCGGAACGTTTTAAAGATACGCCATGGCGCGACAATGGTTTTGTTTCCTGGAATCTTTGGGGTGGAACTGCAATGCGTGATTGGGTTAATAAAAAATTAAACGAAATAAACGAATAAATGCCAACACCAAAACCCAACGAATCCGAATCAAACTTTGTGGCGCGTTGTGTTGTTGATGCGGAAGCCGTTCGCGATTTTCCGGACACACAACAACGAATTGCGTTTTGTTATTCACAATTCGAACGTTCGAAAAAAAACGAGGTTTTAAATAAACAAAACAAAGTTGACCGCGACAAATGGCAATCGTCTTTTGAACGCCAATTGGATATTGCAGAAAAAAAGCAAATCGCAATTGTTAAGCGTTTTTATAAACGTGAATATAACAAAGGCATTGAATCGTTTATAGCAGACGGCCAAACAAATTTCCAATTATTATTTGACGACAAAGATTTATTAAAAATTTATCGTGATTTGTACACCGATATTGGAATGCGTTTCGCTAAATGGTACGTCAACAATTTTCAAAAGTTTATTAAAAAAAATGTTGACACATCAGCGGTTGACGATATATGGCGCGATTCTTTTGGCGCTTATGGTTCAGCGGTTGGCGCGCAACGTGTTACATTAGTAAGCGGAACGGCTCGAAAAACTTTAATAGATATAACACAACGATTAATGCGCGATCCGGAGTTTATGACATTGGGCGCGGTTGAACGTGGCCGAATATTACGAAACCAATTCAATAGATATTCACAATATCAATCGGAACGTTTGGTTCGTACCGAAGCGACGGCGGCGGCTAACTTTGCAACAACGCAAGCCGCACAAACAATTTTTCCGCCGGAACAAATGCAAAAAGAATGGATTGCAAGTTTTGACGACAGAACGCGTGACACACATTCGGAAGCGGACGGCCAAATTGTAATGGCTAACAATACATTTTTAGTTGGTGGACAACAAATGATGTTTCCAGGCGATCCGGCCGGCGGTGCTGCGGAATGTATAAATTGCCGTTGTTCTGTTGCATATATACCAATTGAGGGCGCACAAACTATTGACGACATTTCAACAATTGGATTAGGCGTTGCCGGTGGTGGTTTAACTAATTTCTAAAATTCGTATATTTACAAAAATTTTTCAATATGAATACAATTCTTTACAAAGCAGCGCCGGTTGGCGAATTAATAGACGCCGACGAAAAGGCCGGAATTATAAAAGGTTACGGCAGTTATTTCGGAAATAAAGATTCCGACAATGACGTAATAATGAAAGGCGCATATAAAAAGACAATTGCCGAAAATGGCGAACGCGTCAAATATTTATATCAACACGATATGAATCAACCAATTGGCAAAATGACCGAATTATATGAGGACGACAAAGGGTTGGTATTCGTGGCGGAAATTGCAAAAACACAATTAGGAAAAGACGTTGTCGAGTTAATGAAATCCGGCGTTATAACCGAAAATTCTGTTGGTATTATGCCAATACAAAAAAATAATAAAGGCGATTACCGCGAAATAACAGAGGTTAAATTGTACGAAATTAGCGCCGTTACATTAGCGGCCAACGATCAAGCCAAAATTTTAGACGTTAAAGGAAACGTTGACGTTGAAAAACTTTCAAAGCGTTATGACAACCTTTCGAAACTAATTCGAAAAGGAGACATTTCTGACGAAATGGGTTTCGCTATTGAAGCCGAAATACTAAAATTAAAATCATTATTTATTGAGTTCACGAAGCCGGTTGATGAAATCACTTCGCCGAATGTTGAGGTAAAAAACAATGATTCCGAAGTGATAAATTATTTAATAAATTCCTTAAAAAATTAAAAATGGAAGAAAATCTAAAAAATCAATTGGACCAATTTAATAGTGCCATTGATTCAAAAATTGAAAAGTCTAACAACGAAGTTGTTGAAAACGTTGTTGTTAAGGCAAACGAAATCGTTAAATCAGAAGTTTCTGAAATGGCGACTAAATTAAACGAGAGATTAGACGCAATCGAAGTTGCCAACAAAAAGCAATTCGAAAGCAAAAAAAGAATGTCATTTAAAAGTGCTTTAAAAGAAGCGTTTGAAGGTGGCGCAATTGAAAACCTTGCAAAAGGAAATTCAAGAAGCGCGTCATTTGAAATCAAGGCCGATATGACAACCGGCGCCGATTTTACAGGCGAAGTTATTCCGGCGGATAGAGTGCCAGGATATAAATTTGATCCAACACGTCCAACACATATTCGTCAATTATTGGCGCAAGGTTCAACACAATCAGATGTTGTTCGTTTCGTAAAAGAAAGCGGATATTCTAATGGTGCAGCAGCTACGGCAGAGGGTGCAACATTAACGCAATCAGATTTCGACATGACGGCGGCAGATGCTAACGTTAGAAAAATCGGAACTTATTTCCGTATTTCTGAAGAAATGTTGGCAGATACACCGCAATTGACTTCTTATTTATCAGCGCGTGCGCCGGAAAAACTTTTAGAAGTTGAGGACACACAAATTTTGAGTGGTAACGGAACGGCGCCAAACTTAAGCGGAATTATAACAGACGCAACGGCATTCGCTGCCGGTGATTTGGCAGATTCTGTTGACAACGCAAATGATTTTGACGTTATTGTTGCAGCGCTTAACCAATTGGCAAACGCTAATTACAATGCGGACACAATCTTATTGAACCCGTCAGATTTCCACAAAATCCTATTATTAAAAGATACGCAAAATAACTACCTTAAAGATCAAGTTTACAATGGTCTTCAACCGGTATTTATGGGCGTGAAAGTTGTTCTTAATACTGCAATTTCAGCCGGCGACTTCTTAATTGGAAACTTTGGCGTTGGTACTCAATTATGGGTGCGTGACGGAATAAACGTTGAGTTCTTCAGAGAAGACGGAACAAACGTTCGTGACGGATTCGTTACAGTGAGAGTAAGCGAGAGAATCGCATTAACAAACTATTTACCAAATGCGTTTGTTACCGGTGATTTCACAACTGCAAAAGCAGCGCTTGAAACACCATAATAAAGGTTTAATCAACCAATTTAAGGGCCTGGAATTAGTTTCCGGGCCTTTTTTTTATGCTTTATTTTTAGGCGCCCAACAGATAAGAACGTAAAAAAAACAAAAAAAACTTTAAAAAAAAACTAAAAAAATTTTTTTAATTCTAAAATGTGTTATATATTTGTATCAACAAAAACAATAAAAAACAAAAATTATGGAAGTATTAAAAAACAAAGTTGAACAAAGATTAATAAAAAACGGAAACAATATCAATGACGTAAAAAAAATGATTGAATTACATTTTGAATATGCGTCAAAAACTTATAAAGGAGTTAAAAGAATTTCCGAATGTATTTCAACAATATATTAAAAACATTAACCGGCGCGTTTCGGCGCGCCATAATTTTAGAACAATGAAAACAAAAACCGGACTAACAATCATACACGACGGCAACCGCGTCAACGTGTACACTCAAGACGAAATGCGAAAGCATAACGACGAAAACAAAATCGAAACGTGGATTTCAAGCGTTTTAAGCTACTTAAATATAAAAAGATGAGTAGTATTCCAAATCATTACGATAACGGCCTAAAACACGATTTAATCGACGTTATAGCGTCTTATGAATTAAACTTTAATCGTGGCAACGTTTTAAAATACGTTGTTCGCGCCGGAAAAAAAGAAAACGAAATTGAGGATTTAGAAAAGGCGCTTGACTATTTAGAACGCGAAATAAATCATTTAACAAATAAAATAGACATCAAAAATTTTTAATTATGTGGGGATTAGAATATATACCAGGCGACGAACCGGAATTTGAATGCGCGGTTTGTGGCGTTCCAATGTTTGAGGACACCGGAATTTGTTCAAACGCTTGTTTTGAAGCCGATCAAATGTAACATTATGAAACAAAAATTTATTAAGTTTTTCTTAACACTATTATTTGGGGGTTTTGCATTGCGTCAAATAATGGTTTATAACGAATTGCCAACGGCGATATTTTTATTAATTTTATCAATATGCGTCGCATTGGCTAACGACAATTAAATTTCATAATTTAGTTTTTATTGGTTTGTGTTAGAAAGTCGGTCATTAATTTGGTCGGCTTTTTTTTTATAACTTTACGTTATGAATGCAAACGTTTTTGGTTGTTATGCTGAATATCTATTCGCAACAAAAGCAATGGAAAACGGCTTTGTTGTTTCTTTTCCTTTGTTGCATTCGTCGCATTACGATTGTATTGTTGATTCGCCAAATGGTTTGTTTAAAGTACAAATAAAAGCAATCAACGAAAACAACCGAACGCGCAATCGAATTTTTTTGTCCGACAGATCCGGAAAAAAATATAAAAAAAATGACGTGGATTTTTTCGCGGTTTATTCAGCAGAACGCCAGGGTTTTTTTATTTTCAAAAACGACGGCAAAATTCAATCATTTACAATTGGTTTGGAAAAATATTCAAAATATTTTAATAACTTTGCGGCAATGTAAGTTTTCATTATTGTTTTCTATTCTTCTGAAAAGGCGTCACAAATTAATGTGGCGCTTTTTTTTATC